ATACCTTCGTGAGGATTTTTGAGATCAATTATTTTGTGGTAATAAAGTCTGCCGTCAATATACCAGTTTCTATAAATTTCATGTGATTTTTTATCAAAATCTAGTAAGGATAAAATATATTTAAATTCTTGTCTTATCTTGGTTTTAATTCCATCACTCGCATTGAGATTTGATAGTTCAATTTCTACTGGACTATCATTTGTATCCGATACAATTGCCTCATTAACAATATCTTCAATAGCACTATCACATTCTGGATGAAGTGCCATTTCCCGATATCTCTTAATGAGATCAAATTCTGTTCTATATACGCCTTCAATATCAACATACGAACCAAAAAATCCACTACTTAAATAATGATCAACCCCGTCCTCATTATTCGGAGGAACGGGGGAAACTGTAGTTGGTGATATTGGTTCGTTGTCCTCAATAGAAAAACCAAAAAGTTTTGCCATAATTTATTTTTGTCTGACGATTCCTTGTGTACTATTTATCAGAGAACAGAAATGTTAGTTTGATCAGTTGGAGAACCTGTTGTTGATTCTGAACCAGCGATCCAGTATTGAACTTGGAACTCAACTGTATACTCCTCAATAGTATCTGATGAATCATATGAAAGATCAATCGCTGCAATATTTGTTGGGAAAATACCATCAAAATAATAAGTTCTTAATGGCTTAACGCCACCGCGTCCACCACTACCATCACCTGCTCCACTATTATTTGTGGAACTGCGTCCTTGATTGTATCCTCTGCCAAGTTGGTGAACTACAGCATTTGCCATGTACGAATTTGGTTGTGTTGCGCCACTACCATCACTCAGTTTGTTGATACCATTCATCCATTGCTCAAATGCGGTTCTGAGTTTGAAGTCCTCATCATTAATGACAGTGATAGTCCAAGTATCAAAAGTTCTGTCTCCAGCAACTTTTAACGTTCTTCCTCTAAAAGGAATTTCAATGGGAGAAACATTGGATGCTGGTAGATTTGCTCCTTTGCAAAGAAACTGGAAAGTTTCATTGTCCCATCCGGGTGCTGCAAACTTGAAGTTGTTGATATTTACTTCAAATAGATTAGGTCTAGCGCCGCCACCTGCTAGTTTTGATCTGAACTGAGTGATAGTTTTAAGGTTAGCCATTTTAGAGTCCTCCTTGTGTGATTAATTAAAGAATCAAACTCTTCCGGTTACTTCTTCAAAACTGATTCCAGTTCTGGTAGCAACGAAAGTCAATGTGACATAATTAATTGATTTGCTTGGTTTTAGGAAAATATCCGCTCTAAACTCATTGTTATCAATTACATCAGGAGTATTATTTGACTCATCGCAAATAACTCTAAAGTCATAAAGACCTCTCTTTGCCTGAACATCTCTCAGATAAGGTTCAACAATGTTGACAAAGTTGGACCTTGTAATTTGATCATTAAATTCAAAGAGTTGTGCTTGCGCAACAGTTTCTAATGCTTGTTCCACTGTTAGGAACAATCTTCTAACATTAATTCTATCAAATGCAGATGCATATCCTAATCCTGTCTTATCGCCAAACAGAAGAACTCCAGTACCAGGTTGATTGATAATTGAGTTAACTCTTGCTTCGTATAGTGAATCTCTTTGAGATTTATTTGGATTAAATGCTAATTTAATTGCATTATTTAAAATTCCTCTTGATTGACCTGCGGGAGAATACCAAGGGAATTGCTCAATATCTGTTCTAACCATAAGTCCAGCAACGTCTCCATTGCAAGGAATATATCTGAATAGATTATTAAATCTATCGTAGGTATATTTGTAACCACTATCAAAGACTGCATAAGAAGAACTTGATAGAGAACTAAAGAATCTAACGACGTTTATTGTCTGTGTTGAAGTATTTGTAACATCAACAACATTTGCTCTATGTGGTGAGATTACTGCAATACAATCTTTTCTAGATTCTGCAATTGAAATCAACTGATTTGCTTTTGCCTGAGACTCTGATTCAATTGAAAGTCCTGGTCCATTAATTAAGAAATCAACAGAAATTTCATCTTTGTTTGCAAATAAATTATATGCAGTTACCAAATCTCCAAGAGTTGCTGACATTCCGCCAGAAGCAGAATAATTAACTCCTCCACTTAAGGTATATGTTTCGTTTCCAATTGCACTATAAACTACCCCTTGAGCATTTTGTCCCCAAAGTCCCTGAGCAGTTGTGTACTTGGTGAATGACGTAGAGAATCCAGTAGCAACAGGAGTTGTTCCCCAATAATCATCAGTCACAGATGAAGGATTGCTTCCTGCATAAACATAATTTGAGAAATTCGCTAAGTAATTCTTATACCAAATTTTTTGTGGAGAATTTACGGCTGATACCGAATCGGCTGCCTTAGAAATACTTATATGCTTTTCAATAATGTTCCCCTGAACACCAGTGATGCTTCCAGTATCATCAACGATAACAATGTGCATTGCATCGTTTTTACCATTTCTTTCAATACTGTATTGGTTAGATACTGGTTTTGCTGCAATTTGTTTCCAATAAACAGTAGAATTGGTTAGTCCTAAAGTTTGTTGATCATACCAGTCAGATACGGTTGATGCAGTTCCTGTCGTTGTTGAAGTTACTCCAGAATTATTTACGAAATATAGCGTATCATTTTGTTCAAATGCTGAAAGTGGATTTAATTCAACGTAATTAATTGAAGTCTCAGTTCCTGCTCCAGAAACTCTAGAAACAATCTTTACAGAAATAGTACTATTTCCATTTGTTGCATCAGTTGAAACACCAGTGATAATACCTTTTAGATATCCATCAACAGTTGTTAAAGTTCCTACACCAGCTAAAGTTCCACTTAATGCAGTAGTTACGCCATATCCAACTTGAATACCTCTAGCAGACAAATTGGTTGTGGCAATACCAATAACCTGATCGGCAAGATCATCAATGAAACAAACTTTTAGATTGTTTGCCCAAGTTCCTGGATTTTTTGCAGCATAAGTAAATGCTACTGAATCGGAAGACCAGTTTGAATTGTAATCATCATAATTTTTAACTTTTGAACTGGTTGTAGATGCTGCACCGACACCAGCATTCGCATTGTTGAGAGATGCACCGTCTGCTCTGACAACTTTTAAAATACCACCATAACTTAAGAATGAAGATGCGCTCATCCAATACTCATATTGAGTATCTGTTGAGATTGGTTTGCCAAAGGTATTAATTAGATCTTGTTCTGTTGTGATATCAATTGCTTGTCCTACAGGACCGATTGAAAATGGTCCAGCAATTGCTCCAACATTTGCTAAAACGTTGTCAGCTCTCCCAACAGTAAGGTCAACTTCTCTCGTAATTACACCGGGAGATAATTGAGGAGTCGCCATGTTTTTCTCCGTAATCTCAGTTTATCTAAAAAATATTTATTAAAAAGATATTTTTCATAGGGGAAACATGACGTGATATTTACCAATCAGGATATTCCCACTTATCAAGTACGTTGGTTTGCGTCTTACCGAGAACAACTCTTTTTATAGTGCATTCTTTGCACTCATATGAATATGATGATGCAACAGGACCTCTATCTTTTCTTGTTCTATAAAAACTTTCTATTAAATTTTTTACCTCACCACAAACCCTACATTTTCTATCTGATAACAATAAATGTCCTAATCTTATTTGTCCGTCTAGTTCCATTACATATACTCCCACATATAAGATCTGTCTCCATACTCATCAGTAAACCACCTATCTCCTTCTGCATCAACAAAACTATTCCCATCAAGTCCATCTGATATAAAACCAAAAGGTGCCATGTCTTGTTCTATTTGATTTTTTTGTTCCTCATATAATCTTTTTCTTACATCTTGATCTGTTAGTTCTTTAAAATAATCTTGAGCAACTAGCCACGCATAAATCACCAAGCACATTGCTAGGTCATCATTACATCCTTCCTCTGCCTCAAAAGAATTGTGTTTTTGAATAAATGTGGTTAATTCTGATATAATTTCGTAGTCATTTAAGAATAATTTATTTTCCTCAATCATCGTTTTGAGATTGAGACATCCAACTTTTTTTACGGTTTTGGACATCTTAACGCCAAGTTGAGTTTTCTTTCCAGAAAATCCTTGTCCAACAATCTGCCCCGCTCTACCTCTCATTGAACACATAAGTAAATTTTTATACTCCAAATCATATTGGAGAATACTCGCTACTTGATCCCCAACATCATTAACCTCACAAAGAATATATGCTTCATTGTAACTTTTTCCCACTTCTTCTATGATACTTGGGAAAAGCATTGGTTTTATTTCATTGTTGCGATACTTGGCAACAACTTTATGTGGAAATTGCGTAATGTCTACGACAGTAAATGCAGAATAGTCATTTCCTACGCCCCTAGCAACGTCTACAGTGATCAAGTAATCATTATTTTCCTTAGGATCCTCATAAACATCTAAACCCGCGCTACGGGTCTTGGGGGCATCGTAGACAAGGGTTCTGAGTTTACTTGGTGCTATAAGAGTATCAACAGATCCTAGGAATTCGCATTCAAATTCAACTTTGAATTGTTGATCTGAAGTGTTTGCAATTGTTTGTTTTTTCCACTCTTCATCGCGACCCGGAACTTCACTCCAGTGAACATCAGTAAAGACATATTCATTTTTCCCCTTCTCCGCATCGTGCCACATACGGTAGAAATGATTCATACCATGTGGTGTAGAAACTATGATAACTTTAGTTTGTTTACCAGAAGTAATAGTAGGATAAACGGATGCAAAGAAGGAATCTGCAATATGGTTTGGAACGAACGCAAATTCGTCCAAGAACAAAATATTAAATGACATTCCTCGGACAGCACTCGCAGAAGTAGATGCCGCTAAGATCTTAGAACCATTCTCAAGTTCAAGAGAACCTTTGTTCCAAGAGATAATACCCTGCTGCATCCATTTTGGTAGGTTCTCATAAGCAGTCTGCAATCTATCTAAAAGTTCCCTTGCAGTTGCTGCTTTGTTTGCAAGAATACCAATATTTACGTTATCGTTGAATACTGCATAGTGTAACAAAAAAGATACCACAGTTGTAGACTTACCAGTCTGTCGTGGCATCTTGCAGATATTAAATCTGTGATTATGGAAATTATTAATTAATTTCTCTTGGAAATGGTATGGTTTAAAAGTTTGTAGACCATAATCTAGGGTTACAATTTTTACATAATTATTTGCAAAATAAACAGGATCATCCTTACATTTAATGAATTCCTCAATTTGCTCTTGAGTGAATTCTATTGGAGTGTTTGCTTTTTTTAAAAGCGGATTACCAAGATAGACATCATTTGACATAACAAACCTACTTATTAGTTACAATTCCAACGGCGAAGCGCCTTATTA